TTTGCGTACAGCAACGGACAGTTGCTTCAAACTTTTTGAGAAACGGTACAACGCCAGTGTGCTGGACTTCACCACCTCTAATTTTAGAGTTGATGCCACGGATGCGACCTGCGTTGATACCGATGCCCGCCCTTTGTGCAACATACCTGCCGATAGCCATATCAGAACTAAAGATGCTATCGAGGGAGTCATCAACATCAACAAGAACACAGCTTGCAAATTGTCGAAGTGGAGTTCGCACTCCTGCCATGATAGGTGTGGGGATGTTGATTTTGTGCTTTGAGATTGCGTCATAGTACCTTTTGACGTAAGAGAGTCTTGTTTCTTTTGGATATTCTGCAAAGATAGTCAGAGAAATCATCATATACATGAACTGTGGAGTTTCATATACACCACCGACGCTTCTATCCTGCACAAGATACTTATCAACTACCTGACGAAGACCAGCATAAGTGAAAAGAAAATCGCGGTCATGGTCAATAAAACTATTTACTTTATCAATTTCTTCTTTAGAGTATTTGTTAAAGATATCATTATCATAAACTTCTTGATTTGTACAAGCATGAATATGATGCTCTAGATGGGGCAACTCTAACATCTTCCCATAAAGTTGCTTACGAACTGAAAAGAGAAGGAGTCGAGCAGCAACATATTGGTAGTTGGGGTGATCCAAATCAATTAGATCACTAGCACTGCGAATCAAAATTTCTTGAATTTCTCCAGTGCTAATTCCATCATAAAATTGAATTCCAGAGGTCATCTCAACTTGACTCGCAGAGACGCCTGCAAGACCCTTACATGCCTCTTCTACCATTAAGTGCATCTTGTCTAGGTCAAGAGACTCAATTCTTCCATCACGCTTTTTAACTTTGGTGCCGTTGGTCATATTTTCTTCCAGGTAGTAAATTTAAGTTTTGCTTCTAAACCAGAGTAAGTATTTGATTCTATCACAGACTGTACATTCAGTCCAGCAATAATCATATCATTAATATCCTTCTCTTTTATTGAGGAAGGCCAGATTACAACTTTTTCTCCATTTGAAATGCATTTTTCGATTCTATTGTGGATTTCTCCATTACGTGGTTCGTTATCATAAATCCAAACACGATTGCAAATGCCCCACTTACCAACATCACCATCAGCTCCACAAAGAGCAATTGAGTTGCGAATGAAGGTTGAGTCGAAGGGACCTTCCGTGATGTAGACAGTTTCATTTTTTTGTACTTCATCGAGACCATAGATTTTTGGTGCATCATCATCAATCATCACAGTAATGTATTTAACCTTGCTAGGACCAAGAGATCTTCCTTGAAATCCAATAAGTGTATTTTGATAGAACAAAGGAATAATAATCCTAGGTTCATCATATCTTGTAGTATCAAATGTGTGTTTTAAGGAATTAGACCACTCCTTAAATTTTTCAGTATAATAGAATTTATTTGGATTTAATTTTCTCTTTATCAAGTAATCATTAGCATCGGGGTTTTCAGATGCTTTTGGTAAATCAAGTTTTGGTTTAAATGTAGGGGTTTCAAAATTAAAGACAGGTTCTTCTACAACAAAGTTTTTGCCTGTTTTTCCCTCTTTAAATTTTTCAAAAATATATTGTTTGTGAATTACCAAATCAATCTCTTTAAGAAAATTATTGAAAGAGATATTAACACCACAATTATGGCATTTATAATTTGTATTGTTTTTTACCTGGTACAGATATCCCCTTGCTTTACTTTTGTTTTTCTGCGAATCTCCGCAGATAGGACAGCGAAAGTTGTAGAGATTATTCTTTACCTTCTTAAACTTCTGAAAGCGAGAAGATATCAAATTGATGTACTTAACATCAACAAAATCCATAATCAAATTTTAATCTGTCCATGTATTCTACCAGACTATCGTGCTTTGTCAAGGCAAAGAGAAGTCATTATCCCTGTCCATTTTATAACAGAATTAGTTATTTTTTGTAACGAATAAATGGATGGTTTCTTTTTTGCCTTCATGGCAGCGAGTGCCAAATTCAATATTATTTATTTCTTATTTGCCCCATCTTTGGTGGAAAAGTATCAGCAATAAAATTTGTAGCAATTGGTATAAAAATTACAGTGATGGCAATTACTCCTGCCGCCATCCACCTAAACTTTGATAATGACTCTACCTTTTCCTCTACCTTATCGATTCTTTCACTAAGTTCCTTACTAATTGCTTCGTGCTGTATCTTTGACGATTCTTTAATATCTTCAATCATTTTAACAATAATATTATCAGTTCTATTACACTGCTCAATCTTTTCATTATGAACAGCAAGCATTTGACTGATATTTTGACTCGTTTCACCAATCTTTTGAATTGCAGTATCAATTCTTTCCATCATCTGCTCATACACAGATAACCTTTCTTCCAATATTGCTATTTTTGTGTCGGTAGATGATGGTTGGAACATTTTATTTTTTCTGCCAACGTTTACGAGAACCTGGGGGAAGTTTAATTTGAGGACCTTTTCTTTTTTTTAATCCAATAACAGGGTCAAATCCAGCAACAGGTCCTTTTGGATCTGCAGAACCAGTAAATCCACCAGTACCGGCGGACATCATTTCTTCTCTGATTATAGAAATAATTCTATCAAGTTTCTTAGGTTCCATTATAGATTTTATAAAGTTCTGAAAGACAATTAACATCCACTTTAATATCATGAATTGTAGATTTTGGATATTCCGGAAGTCTGCCCAAAAATATAATAAAACTTTTCATAGAAGACCAAAGATCTTTTTCAATTTTAAAAAACAACATAGGAGTCGTTGCCTCACCAAAAATATTATAAAGAATGATAAAATGATTGAGAAGAAGGTGAGTTTTTAACTCACCCGTATTCTTATATCTTTTCAAAAGTCTTTTAATATATTTGAAATGATTTAAGTCCTTATCAAAATCTTCCCTGGTTACTGCCTGAGGATTTTCATAATGCTTAATAGCAAATATGAGGAAGTTATCCTCATTCAGTTCATTAAAAATCATAAATTAATCAAGCTAGTGGATTGGCATCATATAATGGAGTATTGCCTGTTGTAATTCCAGACATTGCAACGAGAACTTCAGTCTTAACTCTCATTTCACCTTCACAACCCATGTAGGTCGTAACACCAACCCAACCTTGATGTGTCAAAGCAAATCTTGTTCCTTGAGCTGCATCAATTCCAGCATCAGCTACACCATAAACAGATTTTGAATAACCATCAGAAAGTCTCTTGAATGTCAATATACTACCAGTGCTAATTCCAACACTAATTGTGGAAGCAAGTGAAATTGTCGTTGCTCCAATAGTATTAATTACAATATTATTGCCATTATTAACTAGAGCATCACCGACTACTAATCCAGTTGCTCCAGTAGCAGCAACAACTGGAATTACATTTGTTCCAATCCCAGCGTTTGTTGTTGCAGTTCCAACATAAGGAATAGCAACGAAGGTTGCTGCAGCAATATTGGCATCACTAAAAGTACTATCGCGAACTGTATACTTAGGAAGCTCACTAATATCAAACTGAACGCCAGAAATTGCAGCACCACTCAATCCCGTAGTAGAAGCGATAGAAAGTTGCGTTGTACTTGCAATTCCCACAATAACGGCATCACCATGAAAAGTTCCAGTTCTGCTGCCAAAGCGAATTACATCCCCAGTTGCAGCAGCACCTACTTGACCGAAGGTAGTCCCACTACCAGTAACAACTAAAGTTACATAATCTAAAGAAACTGTACCACCAGAACCTTTAGCATCATTATTTCCCCAGAGTGCCATGTTCTTTCTTCCGTAAAAAAATATTTGCTAATAATATTTATAAAAAAAGGAGACCTTTACTTTTTGTCTCCTTTATGCAAAACAACTCTCAAAAAGTTAGTTGTAAGATCTAATAATCCATTTTCTTCAAATCTTTTTGTTTTCGCCAACCATTCAGATGTAGTCAACAATAGACCAAGTATAATGGTTACCCCCCAATTAGTTACAAAGCAAGTAATCATGCTTGTGGCGTAAAGAGTTTCTCTTTAACTAAAGCAACAACTACATCATCAACTGCGTTATCAGTTGTCTTTACATATTTTTCAAGAAGTTCAACAACAAGATTTTTAACCGCCGGATGAGTTGCAATTGAAATAACAAGTGGTTTTACCACTGCGACTAATGCTCCCATAATGTCCTCCGCAATAAAGTATCCAACACTATTTAGAAATCAATCAGACTCTAAAGGAAGTCTTCCTTGTCTCTGAAGATTGAGTTTTTGTCTTTGGAGTTGCTGTTGCTTTTGTTGTACCATTTTCAAATTTGAATATTTCTGCTTTTCAAGTGCAGTGTCAAGTGGTTTTTCTTTTGGTTGTGGTTGAGTCTTTGGTTGCAGTTCCATTGCCTGCTCTATAATTTTCTTTGCCATTTTCGTGGCAGTTGCATACATTACTTCCTTACCACGACCAGGATATCTCTTCTCAAAGTCTCCTGCTTTATCCTTCATAGACTTTACAAGTCTTTCTTTTTCTTTAGTCTCAGCAGAGGTTAAAGTTTTTTCATCAATATTAACTTGCTCGCTTCTTACGCTTGCAAGTAAGTCATCTAACTTAGACTTTTTCTTTCTCTTTGGTGTAGTTGTAGCGGGTGCCTTTGCTTTAGGTGCAGATGCTTTTTTAGTTTTTGCTTTTGGTTTTGCAGGAGTTGTTGCACTTCCTTCCCAAGGATCAGAAGGTTTATCTGCTTTTGGTTTTGGTTTTGGTTTTTGAGGAACTGTAGAACTTCCTTTCCAGGGGTCTGCTGGTTTTTCTGCCTTCTTTTTAGTAGGTGGAGTATAAGAACCACTACTTACTCTTTCTTTAGTTCCTGCACCTGCCCCACGATATGTTGAGGGTTTTCTTTGTGCAGTACTTGGTTTTTTGTCTCCACCTTCCATCTTACGAGCAACTCCAAGTGCCCCCTTTGCAACCTTTCTTGCACCAGTTGCTACTGTCTGTTTTACTGCTTTTTTAGCACCACGAACTTTGCTGGAGAGTTTTTGTCTTGCAAGTCTTCCAACTGCTGCAACTAAGTTACCTCTTTTCTTTTGCCCAGTAGGAGTATCATGCCCAAAAGTAACTTTTGCTTCAGTTAGTGCATATTCAAGTGCTTCTTCAATATCATCTTCAGCATATCCTTCATCTAAAAGTTCGTCATAAACACTTTCAACAATATAATCTACATCATCAACCTCTACCATCTCAAGAAGAGTTCCGCCAAGATTTTCCACTGCTTCATCAATGGTTGGATTAATTTTAATTTTATTTTCTACTTTCTTTTCAACAATTTTCCCGTCACCTTTTTCCTTTTCAATTGCACTCATTACCTCAACAAGGTCTTCTCTCCAGTTAGAGAAACCCTCTTTTACTGACTTTTTATTTTTCTTAAACTTACCAGAAACTTCACCTTTCTCATACCCCCTTCCATCCCCATCATCATCCCACCATTTCTTAACTTCCTTTGCTTCTTTTTGGGTTGAGATTGATTGTGAGATTGCTTTTCTACGGTTTAAAAGATATTCATCTTTCTTAGTATTTTTCTTACCATCATTATCAATATCAGCATCTTCTTTCCCTACAGGGTCAAGTGCTTCTGTTTTTACTTTATCCAACTCTTTAAGTTTTTTCTGCATTGCCCGATATCCCCTATCATATCCACCACCCTTCTTAACACCACCATACTTACCACCAGGTCTTCCAAAAGGATCCTTTTCTTCAGTTTTCATTTCTTCACGCTTTGCTTTTGCTTTTGCAAGTACTCTTTCTCTTGCTGCTTCACGCTCATCCTGGGGAATAGCAGTTACAGCACCAAGTCTTTCAGCAGGTTTTCCAGGGACTGCGGATTCACCCATCGCTTTCTGCTTACGGAGTTTCTTAGGATTTTTGGTTTTTTGTGCTGGGTAATCATCGTGCTCACTATCAGGATCATTAGCAACACGATATCTTGCTGCTCTATCAGTATCACTCATATTTGCTCTACCTGATTTTGCTTCATCAGGACTATAAGTTCTTCCACTATTTGCCCAAGTTTTGCCCTCATGACCTCTTGCTCTTGCATCTGCACTCTTTTCTTTTCCAGCAAGACTTCTTCTACGCTTTTTGAATGCTGTTTTATCAAGTGGTGTTTCTACATTGCCAGGTCTCACTCCTTCTTCAACCTGCGAAGTTGCAACCTGCTCCAGATATACTCTGAAAATATCGTTAAGAGGATTCATTGTCATCTTAATAAGTACTTACTTTCTTTTCCTTATACTTATTTATGAAATCCAAGAATGCTCTACCACCTTTTTGAATGTTTTCCCTCCCCAAAGTTGATCCTGAAGTTTGCTGTGCTGCATATTTTAAATATCCAGTAGTTCCTGCCAATGTATTTGGTTTTCCAGGTAATCTATATTTACTATCCATCTTAACTTCAGTATATTCCATAACATCTTTAATCCAAGATTTAAACATATAATCCTCATTCGTCACACAAATTAGATGATTTGTTCCTCTACGAATAATCTTACCGACCAAACCAGTATTTAAATTTTCTATAATATCACCAATCTTAAAAACTTTTCCTCTAATATAATTTTCACGAAGAGTCTTTTGATCATACTTTGGAGCAATCTCCCAAAGACTATAACTTTCCTTTTTGACTTTTGACTTTTTAACTTGCATTCCTTGACGAACTGCATTGAAGAGTGCCTTAGTTTCTCCATCATCAAGAGACTTTGGAGTTCCTCTGCGGAATGAATCAAAATCATCGTCCATCACTGCCTTTCTCATTTTAGATGCAGACATTCCTTCTACACCTTCCGCGTCTGCATCTCTTACACCAGCAGAAATTACACGAATCTGTTCAAAATCATAAATGTCTCCATTATATTTTTGAGCCAGATTTTCAAACTCTGCTTGGCGATCGGAACCAACAACGATGTTTACGTTACTATATCCATCCTCACTTGCATTGATAAGAACGTTAAAGATTGTTTTCATTTCGTCATCATTAACAATGTTCTCCTCAAATTCGGGGAACATCTTTTTCATAAAAGAAACCTTACTATCAGGATCTAAAGGATTCTTCTTTGGATCCTGGGATCTTGATGGGTAGATTTTAACATCTCCACCAGCAGCAATTCTCTTTGCCGACTTAAGAAGTTTTTCGTGTCCTACTGTTGGCGGATTGAAGCGACCAAAGACAACTGTAAGTGGTGGTAGTTCTTCTGCAGGTTGTTCTTCTGGTGCTTGTCCGGGTGCTGCTTGAGGTTGTGGTGCAGGTGCTTGTGCTGCTTGAGTTGGTTGTGCAGTTGGGGCAGCACCAGCGGGTTGTCTTCCTGCTGTTGGTTCTTCTGCACCTTTCGGCCGGCGACCATCAATATACTTAAGTTTTCCTTTATCCGTTCTCGCAACAAGTTTACCGGAACGGTCTAACCATCCGCCGTGACCGTCTCCAGAGTATCCAAGTTTCTTCGCTTGCATTGCTGCTTGCGATTCTTTTGCTTCAGTTAGAAAATTGAGAAAACTTTTCATATTTTGTGTTGATATACTTTTATTTATTAATATACTTTCACATGGATTCCGCCAGTGAATTGAGCTCGAAGTTTATTAGATTGCCCAACTCCACTCTGTTCCATTAGTTCTCTTTCTTCTTTATTCAATCCAGATCCAAATCCAATCGATGCACAAGCATTGTAAAGATTCTGAACAACTCTTCTCTGAACTTTTTCATTTTTTATTCCAGATATTGCAAGAGATAGTTCTGAAGACATTAATTTATCTTTCAACAATTTAACATCATTACCAATTGCCTTATCTTTTCTCATGTCAGGCATATTATCTCCCGTAACTTGAGTCCATATATCATTCATGTACATGGTCATTTGATCATATTGCTCATCAGTGAACTTTACAGTTTGACTAACAAAATAATCTCCAGTATCTAATCCAAGATCACCTTTATATTTTTTCTTTATTTTATTCAACTCATTAATACCTTGATTGGAAGTTTGAGATACAATTGAAGTAAATGATTTAGATCCCAATGATCCCATTTTTGCTAAAGCTAATGATGGTTGACCAGATTGCGTATACTCTAGTTCAAGTTGTTTCTTATTTACATTATATTTGATTCTTATATTCTTCTGTGATCCTTGAACAGTCTTTCCAATATTACCAAAAAGATTTGCTTGAGCACTTCTTGCACTCATTCCATTATTAAGTTCAACAGTTTCTAGAGTGAAATTAATTTTCATATCACGATTCCCTCCAGTCAATTCAATTGTTGGATTATTAGTTCCACCAAAAGAAATTCTCTCAACAAATTGATTACTATTCATAATAGTATAATGAACGGAAGATGGATTTGCCTTAGTTTTCTTTAGAGAGACTGGAATAATATCTCTATCGTTAAATTGCCGTATCAAAAAATTGTTTATCAAAGCAACGCTAGACTTTTCTTTATTTGCAGCAATTCTATTAAAATGAACCAAGGATCTTATTCCTTCAGGAGTCATAATCCAGATGTCAGCGGGATTCCATTTATCTGGTTGAAGACCAGTATTTGCCTTCAGATAAACTGCATATGGATCTCCAGTTCCCCCTGTCCCAAAAACTTTATCATTAAAGATCTTAGCGTCGTTTGGAATTTTCAATTTAGATACTAAAACTTCTGCAGATGCACTTGAACTATCCAACCAAGTGTCAGTACCGTCAGATATTTGACGAGAAAACTGCCTAAGATTTTTTCTTGTCGTTGAATTTGTTAGAGAAAACTTTCCAGCAGTTACTATTCTGTTTTTTACTGCACGAAAAACATCAGGTTTAAAATCATCACCTTCACCAACTTTATCATGAGTTGCTCTCTCACCGTATATTAATCTATATGCCAAACAAAACTGAACTAGGATTTCACTATAAACTTCAGTATCTCTACCACCAATTTTTGTTGTTGTCTGTGGTTTGGATTCTTTTACATTCTCTTTCCACAATTCAGTGACTTTTACTTTTTCACCATCTATAGTAGGAAACTCTGCGTTTTTTAAATTTAAAAAAGTTAAAACTTCTCTAGAAGTAGTACACTTTGCCATTTCAGCAACAAGTCTTTTATTTGCCGCATCAGTTTTATATCCAATTATAACCATTCCATCTTGACCCTGGGTTCCTTTTTTAAAGGGTTTTTTGTCTCTAACCATCATCCAAAAGGAAGGCCAATACTTAAGATCTCCAGACTTATGAACTTTTGCCAAATCTGCATTAGCACCCATGCTTAACTTAGCCATCTATATTACATATTAGGATACTTTTAAGTATTTATAATTCTCTATAGTGTTCTATGGAATGGCAGTTTGCACATAATACTTCACACTTATCAATCTCTTTCATTAAAGAAGAAAGTTTTCTCTGGCCTATTTTAGAAGACACATTAAATTCCTTATCAGAATTTGTATGATGAAACTGAAGAACTCTATAATCATTATTTCCACATCTATTGCAAGATAGTGTCTTTTTATAATTCAAAAACTCTTCTTTGTATTCATCTCTTCTTTTATCTAGTACAACTCTTTCACAGGAAAAACACATCCATCTATAATAGTTTTGTCTTCCCCTATTTGCAACTCTAAACTCTTCTATCTTTTTATTTTGATTACAACATTTGCATAATCTATGAGTTCCAAAATCACTCAACTCTCTTGGATTATTTGCATAACGAACTTTGAGTCCTTCACTGATAGTCCTTGATTCCATATCTCCTCTTTTCTTTGCCTTTGCAATAGCACCAGCACTAATACCATATTTTTTATGCAAATCTCTATAACCCAATCCAGAGTTATAATCTTCAGATATTATGGACCAGTCATATATTTTTTTACCCATTTTAGAATAGCAACTCTACTACTCTCTATTTATAATGGAGTGTAAGGAAATCGAATCCTTATTGCTGGAATGCAAATCCAGAGTAATAACCGTTATACGAACACCCCAATGAAGATATTATAAAACCCCCCAACCAAAAAGTCAAGGGGCCAGATCAACCTTCCGATTTATTTATCAGTCGTGCTCACCCATCGCTTTTTGCTTACGGAGTTTCTTGGGGTTCTTGGTTACTGAACCTTCTCCATGTTGATTCTCACCAGCACTATACTCAACATCTCTTTCTCTTGACCAATCTCTAGAATCTTGATCCATCTTACCTCTTCCACCTTTAAAAGAATAACGTGGTGAAGTAGATTTCTTACCACGATTTCCAACATCAGGACCACTATCCATTCTACGGTTGTGCTTCTCTGCTGCCTTCACTTTCCTAGTTTTTTCACCTCTTTGACTATACTCACCCACAGGTTTAGTTCTTCTAGAAACTTCAAGCTTACCCATTGCGGTTCTTGCTTTAGGTGTCTGCCCGTATGAACCTTCTGCTTCCAAGATTTCTTCAATATCTTCGGCATCTAGTTCATTCGCCATAATCCACTCTGCTTCTTCCAGAGTTTCTGCATATCCTTCTACTTGGAGGAACTCAAGGACAATATCAAAGATATCAAACTCTTCCCTATTGAGTCTCTTTTTCTCATCTGGAGTTAGAACACCTCTTTGTGCCCCTCTTGCTGCTTGCTTTTCCTTTACCGCAGGATCATTAGATTTGTGGGGATAACCGTGGAGACCAGGAGATGATGAAGTGGTCTTACGGAAGTCACCTCTTTGCTTTCTAGCAAGATTGTCTCTTGCACTACCATCACCTCTGAAGGTTTGCTTATCTGCTAGTTTAGTTGCTCTATCTGCTGCTTCACCACCACCAGTTGACTTAGCAATCTTATTGCGAATTGCAGTCTCATCATGACCACGCTTTGCCATTGCAGTTGCTTCATCAACTTCTTGAGGAGCATAAACTTCAGAATATGCTTCCATCAAACCTCGGAGTTCTTTGGGATCCATGTTTTACAAATACCTTTTTAGTTATTTATAAAAAAAAAGACCTCGAAGGGTCAAACGCCTAGAACAGCACCGATATTATCATCAAGATCTTGAATGACTCCACGAATATCAGAAACACGAGGAGGAACACTTACCTCATCATAAGTATATCCTTTTTGAGAATCAAACAGAACTTGACGAACTGCTGCTGCAGCACGAACATCCATTTTAATTGTTACTTGGTTTTCTTTAGTCATTTTACAAACATCTCAATGAACTCTTTCCAATTATACTCTAAACAATCCTTGGGTGAATGGATATATTCAATATCATCATCTTTACAAATTAGAGAATAATCAATCTCATTTTGAATAAGAAGACGAAGATTATTAATTTGAGTTTCAGTCACAGGTCTCCCTCTACACGATTTTCGGAACGATAAACATCAAAAGCACCTTCAGGATAACGAGCACTCAATTTTTCATAATTCATTTCAAGAACTTCTTCAAAATTGGTATCAAGTGCCATACATGCTTGAGCGAGATACCAACAAATATCTCCAAGTTCACGCTTTAGGTGAAAAGCATTTTCTTCATTATAAGGTTTACCTTGTAGGAAAATCTTTTTTACAACTTCAGTAAACTCTCCTGCTTCGGCACTCATGCCGAGAGCGGCAGTTAGTAGACGTGGAACATCAGCATCATGAGTTGCTTCAAGTTCAGTCATACGTGCAAGTAGTTGAGCATAATCACTACTTGCGGGACTGGTAGTTTGCCGAACAAATTCAATATATTTGTTTGTATCAATAACTTGTGTCATATTAGAATTTAAATCCTTCAAATGATTTTTTAGGTTTCTTTTCTTCGTAATCATACTCTTCATCCTTCCCGTTGTCAAGGATATCATTCTGAGCAGACTGTTCACAATCATACAATCTCATCTTTGCACGATCAATACCAACAACAAAACGCTTATGAATGGTTGGATCATTATAACGGTTCTTTAATTGTTTTACAAGAATCTGTCCCAATCCCTCCAACTCTTCAGTGCTAATAAGGGCAAACATAAGATCAGCAGTAGCAGGCAAACCAAA